GTCTTGGCTCGTGCCTCAACTTTAGCCCCCTACCCCTCGGGGGGTACTTGCTAGTCTAGGTTAATACCTTCTAGCGCTGCCCTCTTCTCTAAGATCTCTTTATATGCCTGCATATAATAAGCTTGTGTCTCTAACACTCGCTTAGGTGTGTTAGGTTTATAGTCTAACTTATCATAGTTATTTATAGTTACCTTAAGCTTATTTAATCTTATAGATACTTGGTTATATTCTGCTATAAATCTTTCTTTATAGTCTTTACTTGTCATACCCTCTATAGTGTCTTTAAGTTCCATTGTTTTAGCCCTCACTTTCTGTTATCATTTTCTATAAGTCTAAAGCGTCGTTTAATTTCTTATCTATGCTTTCACTCCTTTTATAAAGCATTTCGTAGCGCTTATATGCCTCGTTAGCTTTATTAAATATATCTAGTTTTTTTTCTATGTCTTTTTCGGCGTTAGCCTGCCTAATATAGTCTATATACTCGTCTAGCGCCTTTTGTGACGCATACATACTATTCTCTTGTGCGTCTAGTAGTTCGCCAGTTCTTTTATGCTGCAACCATATTAAAAACCTTTCTTTATCAGCTTGCATTCTAAAGCCGCCCCCGAAATAATCACAAGTAAAGAAATATTGTATAAGTTCCTCTTTAGTGGCGTCCTTTAAAGTTAATTTTTTCATTTTCTCCGCCTTTCTTGACTAAATCCTTTTGTCATTTACTCGCCCTCGCTTTCTTATAGCTTTATAACTCTGTTTTCAAACTTTTTATAAACATCTAAATATATCTCGTTTTTATCTCCGTTTAGCGTTAACTCGTAATACATGCCATCGTTAATTGTTGTGCTAATTAACGACTTCCAATTCTGTAAGGTTTTACAATACCATACCATATAAACATCATAATCTGTTTTTTTGTCACTTTTGTCTAAATGTTCGTCTACATATTCCCTTACTATATCTTTACATGTGTCTATAAAAGTTTTATCCGTCATTTACTCGCCCTCGCTTTCCTTAAATACTTCCCCGCCTATAGTTGTTTCTTTAATCGTAAAACCATTTACTAACTTATGTATAAGGTCGTAAGGTGTTTTAGCTGCGGTTTCGCCATTATTGTAACATATAAGCGCGCCGTCCTCTGTTAGTCTCTTTATCCTGCCTAGTTCGTACCTATCGCCGTTTACGTATATAATATACTCGCCTACTTTAAACTCTTCCATTTACTCGCCCCTTTCTAACTTTGCTATATAGTCGTTTAACCCTTTTAGCTGCGCTCGCTCGTTATAGGCTTGTGGGTTTAATTCCCCCATATATCTATTAACATACATTGATATTTCTTTTAAAGCGTCCTCATACCCTGCCTTATATTGCTCTCTATCATAATTTAAGGCTTTTATTAGTTCGTCTTTATCAATGTCAATTTTACAACTTTGGATAGCCTTAACTACTTCGCGCTCTACTTTCATTTGTATATCTCCGTATATAATATCTATCGGACTTTTATAACTCATTTACTCGCCCTCGCTTTCTTAATTGCTTCAGTACACGCTCACGTCCTGCTATATCGTCAGCACTCATTTTTATAATACAATCCGTGCATACGTTTATTACTTCCCCACTTTTAAGTTCAAAGCCTGAGCCATATGGCAAGCCGTCTTTCCTTTGTCCTGCCTTAAAAGGCTTTTTACAAATATTGCATATAAACATTATTTTACCCTTTCTTTTACTAATTCCCTTAAGTAGTCCGCGTCTATTTCGCCGTCGTCTGCCTGCTTATGATGATATACGCATAAACATATTAAGTTATCGTCCTCTAGTAGCCCGTTAGGATCGTCGCGTAGCTTGGTTATGTGATGTACTTCTAAGCCGTCGTATGTATAAACGCCTTGGGCTTTGCATACCTCACAAAGCCCGTTAGCGTCGTCTTTAATCTGTTTAGCCTTTTTAGTCCACGCGTACTTACTTCTTAGCCTGCTCTCGTCTGTCTTGGTGTATATCCTGCCTACGTTGCAATTATAGCCCCTTGGGTGTATCTTTCCGCACTTGGAGCAGCTTTTTAAGTCCATATTAACGCCCCCTTTATAAATTAGCCCTTGCTCTATATCTAACCTTAATAAATGGTTGCTTATATGGTTTTATTAAGCTTTTAACGGGATTATATTTAGGCTTGCTATCTTTTTCTTTAAACGCTAGCTTTTTTATTGCCTCATATAACTTTTTAGCAATCTCTCTTATACTCTCGGCTAGCTTTTTTATTGCCTCATAGTCTATTGTATTGTCCATATTAAAGCCCCCTTACAACGTCTTTAATATCTTTATAGTTTACTTCTAATAATATTTGCTTGTCGTCGTCCGCTAAGCTTAGCGTTGTAAATGCTCCCGTTCTTTCGGCTCTTATTGTTATATCTTTAATCTCCATGCCTATTTTAGTTGTTATCATTCCCTTAACGGTTTTACTCTTCATTGTCTGCCCACTCTTTCTGCTCTTTAGCGTATTCTTTGGAGCTTATACCAAGTATAGCGCCTAAAAAGGTATCTATAGCCGTTATAGTAGCCGCTATAGCCTCGCTATAAGGTATATTCCATATAGCACCAAGCGCAAGTATTAAAGTTGCAAGTGCAGGTAAAACCTTAAGCGCTATAAACTTTAATATATCGTATGTTTTATTACTCATTGTCATATTATCCCCCCTTTACTTTACGCGCAGCTTTTGCCCTACGTATATTTTGTTAGCATTTTTAATATTATTAAGCTTTACTAGCTTATCTACGGTAGTATTATACTTTTTAGCTATTGCGCTTAGTGTATCGCCTGCTTTTACTGTGTAATACTTCTTAGTCGTCTTTTTATTAAGCTTTTCGGTTACTTTGGTTTGTATCTCGTTATAGTTGTAGCCTGCTGCCTCTAGTTTAGCTTTTCTAGCCGCTCCGTTGCCCCATTTACCCGCCATTACTTCGTCGGCTATCTCTTCGGCGCTTTTCTTGGTTGGTTTAGTAGTTTGTTTAGTTATTGATATGCTTTTAAAGTCTGATATATCTACGTTACCCGTTACCCCGTCTACGCTGCCCGCGCTAGTGTATTGCCAAGCGTTATAATAAATATTAGGCGCGTAACTTGAATACCTAGCAACCCATATATTAAAGTCTTTAAGCTCTGCTAAGTTTAAGTCGTCATTAAACCAACTTTGCGAGGCATAAACGCCCGCCGCGTAGCCCTCTTTCTGTATTTCTTCACAAAAGGCGTTTAATATAGCCGTGCGCTTTGCTCTGCTTAGCTTGCCACTATCTGCACGCCCTGCTCCGTTTTTTCCGTTCTCGCTATCTATAAATATCGGATAGACTAGCTTATAGCCCTTAACTAGCTCCATTGTATAGCGTGCCTCTTCCTGCGCCTCTGCTATGGTTATAGCCTGCGTAACAAAGTATACGCCTATAGGTACACCCGCAGCTTTAGCGGCTGCTAAGTTGTTTTTAAAATTCTTATCGGTTACTAGTGTACCGCGCCCGTATCCTCTATAGCCTGCCCTTATAATAGCCCCGTCGCAACTTTTCGCCACTCTCGCCCAACTTATAGAGCCGTTAAACTGTGATACGTCAATTACTTTCATTTTCTTTTTACCTCACTTTCTATAAATTCTCCAGAATAATTTTAATTGCACGTTCAAAGTCGTAACTATCCTTTTATTTAATATTACCGCACTTTACGGCGGTTAAATTCCTTACTTTTTTCTAAATTAGATCCATTTCTACGGCTACTAAATATATAACTTTATTCATAGCATTATAGTAAGCCGCTTTACTTAGTCCCTTGGCTATCTCTGCGCCGCTTTGGGTGTATTGATGTATAAAGATTAACTCCGCCGCCTCTCTGTCCTCTTTGTTAAGCCTATCTAGCACGTTTTCTATTTGGGTTAACCTTGTATTAGCTAATATAAGCCCCCTAGTATCGCCTTTATATTTGGCTACTAGCTTTTTATTGCTTTTATAGTCCATAAGCTCTTTTTTAACGTATTGTCTAACGTGCCAAGGTATCTTGTATTTATTTTTCACTTACTCACCCCCCTAGTCTTTTTATCTCTCTATAAGCTGCATTACATAGCCAATTTAGAAATTCCGCGTTACTCTTACTTGTATAACCACTATGATCGGCGTATGTTCCCCAAGCTAATTCCTCTAATAATTTTCTATTTTTATATTTTCCCCTTAATTCTTCTAACCTTTCGTCGTTCACTTACTCGCCCCCCTCTCCTAATAATAGCGGCATTTGAGCTATAAGAGCCTTAATATTTTGCGGTAGCTGCGCGTCCTGCTTTTGCCTCTGTAATAGCTGCTCGTATACCATTCTAAAATTAGCGCGCTCGGTTGCTATATTTTCACTCATACATATAGACATATAGCCTACGCGTTTAACGGCTTGCCGTGTAAGCTCGTCTAAACTTTCCATAGCCTCTAATTGTTGATATGATCCGTAGCAATGTACGGCGTTTAGCACTTCTCGCCATGCCTCGCCCCACTCTTTAGCCGTGCCTTGCGTTATTCCTAAAGCCTGCTCTCTTATGTCCGCAATCGTTGGAGGCCACTTATTAGTAGCTACCCACTTATTAAGCGTAAGCTCTGCTAACTTGTACGGTATGTCTTGGAGTTGTTTAAACCAAAGATCCATAGCTTGTTCATTAGGTAAAAGTTTTTCTTTTGGGTAATAAGTCCTTAAGGCGCTAGCAAATAAAGCAAACTCTTTACGCTCCATATTTGCCCCCTTTCTTAAAATCCTTTATTAGTTCCTCGATCTCTGAAACCAACGCCCAAAATACAAAAAAGGCTACTATAGGTAAAAGGATATTTCTTTCTATACAAAAATCATAATAAATATAAGCCATAAGCCCCGCTATTATTGCGTTTTTCATAATTACCACTCACTTTCTGTCTTGTAATATCTTCATAGCTTCATCTACTGAAATATCAAACATTTTTTTAAAAGTTCTTGCGGATACTCCGTAATACTTCCTCATAGGATAACCATAAGTAGCAGGAAGTTTATTAGCCTTAAATTTTGTATTTATCTCGAAATACTTACAACACTCTGAATTGAAATATTTCAACGCTTTTTCTTTGTTTTCATGTACTTTCAAATCAGAAACTCGATTTTGTAATAAATTGTGATGAAAAGTTACGTACCTCATTACTTAGCCCTCGCTTTCCGCCCAACTTTGAGCCATGTTATAAAAGTTGTCTAGATCCTGCGCCGTCTCGTTAGTTCCTTTAGCTGCTGCCTTGTCGTTGTAGTTCCCGTCTAATACCTTAGCAAAGTTAGCGTCCTTTACTAACCAATCAAAGTTAGCGCTCCAATTACGCTTATTGCCGCCTTTTAGAAAAGTAGAGCTTTCGGCTAACTCAAATACCCTTTTAAAGTCCTCTATGCTATAAGTGTTAAGGCGTGCTTTAATAGCTTTCTTACGTGCCTCGGATAAGCTCATAAGGCGGGGAAACGATACGCAAGTATCGTTATACATATCAACTACTTGTTGATAGTCTACCCTCTCCCTCTTCTCTATCTCTATTTCTATCTCTTTCTCTTTCTCTTTCTCTATCTCTGTGTTACTCTCTGTTACTAACTTGTTACCCTCTGTTACTTCGGCGTTACATTGTAACGCTTTTTTACCTCTATGCCGTCTTACACGCTCGGCGCTTTCACTCTCTCCGCCTATTAAATAAGGTACTTCGGTTAATATGTACTCGTGGTCGTTATTTTGTGATAATAAGCCCATATTTTCTAAAAATATAAGCGTGGCTCTTACGTTCTCGGCGTCCTCGTCAAGCGCTAGCGCCATTTCTTCGTAAAACGTAGGCTCTACCCCCTCGTAGAATAGTAGCCCCTCGTCTTTTAGGCTTAATAGTTGGAGTTTCAAGTAGATAATAGTATACGTGTCGCCCCCTGCTATCCTGCGTAGTTTCTTCATAGCTCGGCTAGTGAAAAAATCCGCTTTTAGCTTAAGCCAATAGTATTTTTTAGCCATTAGTTACCCCGCTTTCTGTTATTTCAACCTCTACGCCTACCTCGTCGCAATAGATAGGCTCTACTATGATACGGTTAATACAATTAAGGTTATCGTTTACCAATACCCCCGCAGCTACTAGCCCGTCTATAAGTCCTTTAAGTCTAAAGTTATCTAAGTCGCGCCTTTTGTTCTTAAAGTACGGGCGTACGGTAAGCGTTACGGGGTATTTGCCTTTATACTTTTGCTTTACTGTAAACGCTATATAGTTCTTTTCCGCCTGCTTTATGGCGTTAGCGTGGTATAAGCTGCCACGCTCCGCCTTTATGTACTCATTCCAATTAGGGAAATCATAATCTATAAATATCTTCATTTTTTATCGTTCCTACTTATCCAAGTAATAGCGACGATCGTAATACAAATTACTATAGTAATAATTACCCCATTACTCATTAGTAGCACCCCCTTTCTGTAATGCGTAAGCCTTGTACTTTTTCTCTAGCTCTCTTTTCTCTTTTATCTGTTCCTCGCTAGCCCTAAGCTCTGGGTATTTCTCTTGTATTTTTCTCCTACACCTACTAACCGATCCGTAAGGGGCTATGTTGTTTTCTGCCCTAAATCTGCGGTTACTAAATACTTCTACAAGCCAACCTTTACCAAGCCCCATATTTTTAACAATATCCCATACATAAGTAGAATATAAAGCCATATCGTCAATACGTGCTATATGGTTGTTTTTTAGGACTAGTACAATTTTCTTCTCTAATGTGTTTAAATCCATATCTTACCCCCTATAAATAACTCTTACCGTAGCGTTTTATAAAATCGTCTACAGTTTTATTATTTTGCCTTTGCCATTCAATTTGACATTTCGCCTTTATCGTTAAATCTAACATTCTGTTATGGTGTACGCCCTGCGATCCAGTATGATGATTTAAGCAAAGATAAACTACGCACCCGTCCGCGTCTGATAGCTTGCGGTTAGCCGTACCATAAAATATATGGTGTAAATGTAAGTTAAGAGTAGTACCGCATATATAACAAGCCTTGTTACGTTGTAGTAGTGATTTAACCATTATTAGCCCCCTCTTTTAATCCTTTAAATATATGAGCTATAACGTCTATCGTCCAACCATTGCCAATAGCCGTATATCTTGCGCTATCCGATACGCCTAGCGTGTAGTTGTCGGGTAAAGTTTGTAGCCTCTCGTACTCTAAAGGCGTTAGCTTTCTTACTTTCCCGTTTTGTAGTACTTTCTTTTGTCTGTTCCCCCCGTCTCCGTCGCAAGTAAGCGTATTACATTTATAATTAAGGTTATAAACTTCTTTTAGTGAGCGTTGCCCGTTTAAGTGTAGAGTAGCTTTTACTTTAACGTCTCCGTCGTGTATTGTTATCGGGTATCTATGCCCGTACCAATATTTGAGCGGGAACATTTCGGCGTGTCTAAACTCTACGGGCAAGTCTGATAACTCTAAGTCGGCTATATCACAATGTAAAGAGCTATTAAAGCGCTCGTCCCAATCTACAGTAAAACAAGTATGATTATGCTTTCTAAAAGCGTCGGATATACACTCTAAACCGCTAAATAGTTCTAATATATACATTTTTATATATCCCCCTTTCCTGCGTTCGTCCACTCCCTCGAAAGCTGCGCCTCTAGTATTCTTAATTTTAATTTACAAATGTTTATATGCTCTTTATTAGCGTCGTAGTTAGCTTGCTCTACGTCCCTTTTAAAGCGTTTCTCTGCTACCTCGGGTACTCCGTAAATAATATTATTAATTAAGGTTACGGGCATTTCGCCCGCCCTTAACTTTAAAGCCTCTTTACGCAGGGTTATTTTATAGTCGCGCTCTGCGTCGGCTAGCTTTGCCCCGTTGTCTCTTAGCTTTCTTATGGACGCCGTTAACTCTGCCATAAGCTTAAGTATTTGCTCGTATAAGTCCATTTACTCGCCCTCATGCTCTGCGCGTTCTAACTCTGCCGCTAATGAGTGGTCGTATGCCTCAGGATAAAGTACCCTAAACGCCCCTAGCACTTTGTCGCCTCTTATCCTTAAAGTGTCCTTAGAATAGTTAAGCTCTAAATCGTCTACTAAAGCGTCTAGTATTCTTTCTAAGTCCGCCTCTTTTTGCTTAAGTATTACATACTCGCTTAAGCTTATAGTTACCTTATTATCGTCTTTAGGTAAAAGAGCCTCTTTAAGTCTCTCTCTAAGCGTCTCTCTAAAGTCCTCTCTTGCCTTTTCCTCTTTTGCTGCTCTTTCCTGCTCTGCTGCTACTTCTTCCTCTGCTCTAGCGTCTGCTATCATTTCCTCAATATCTACGTTTTTACTCATGTTATTATATCTCCTTTCAATTATTAAATCTTTTTCTATAGTCCAACCTTTATTAAGTCTAGCCCAATAAGCGTGTGTATCTGTCCACGTGTTTAATATTAATATTTGCCCCTTTCTATTTAAATGGGAGATCGTTTTCAATATCCGCCCACTCGTTAGCGCTTGGTTGTGGCGTTTCCCCTGCGTCTGCTCTTTTACTCTCTGCAAACTCTACCGCCTCGGCTATTACGTCGGTTGTATAGTGATTAACGCCGTCCTTTTCATAGCTGCCAGTCTGTATACGTCCCTCTAGCGCTATTTTCATGCCCTTATGAAAGTATTTACTAATAAACTCCGCCGTTTTCCCAAAGGCTACGATACTAGGAAAGTCCGCAGCTTGTCCGCCGTCCTGCTTAAAGCGTCTATCTACCGCTATACTAAACCTAGTTACGGTTGTCTCGCCTGCCTGCCTCGTTTCGGGATCTCTTGTTAATCTCCCTACTAATATTACTTTATTCATTGTTTACCCCTTTCGTATTCGTCTATAATGTCCCACGCTATACCCTCGTTAACGGGTATATTTACTAACTTGCGCTTATCCTCTCTTAGATGTACGCCGTATAGCTGCGTTATCTCTATACCGTAGCTTTGCATATAGCCTATACGATATAAGTTAAGTTGGTAAGCTAAGTACTCTTTGTCAAGTGTAGCGGTTGTTTTTATATCCGCTATAGCCGTATCGCCTTTTATGTCTAGTATTAGATCCAAGCGCCCAGCAGCTATTGGCGTATCGTCTCTAAAAATAATTATTGGCGTTTCGTTTTCCATTACGAAAAATTCATAGTAAGCCGCTAAAAATCTAAAGTTATGTAGTTCTTTTAGTTCACTATCTTTGCCATATCTGCAAAAGTTCTCTATAGCTTTATGTATAGACGTACCCCTGCTAGCTGCACGCTCTAACGTGTAGCGGTTAACGCCTGCGTATTTATTGCCAAATTTAACGCCCAGTATTTGTGTTACGCTTGGCACTATAACGCCGTCTACTATATAAGTGTGCGTGTCGTCGTCATACTCTAGCGTATAAGCTCTTATTTTCCAAGTTTCCATTTACACCCCCTTAAATATAATCAAATATAGTCTTTTGTCCTGCCGTCGTCTTTTCTTTAAATTTCATTTCTTGGACGAAAGCGCGATATTTGCGAGTATACTCGTAACTATCTTTAAATACATTACAAACCGCCTTATATAAATTAGGCTCAAATACCCTAGTTATTTCTAGCTCGTTTTCTAGCTCTCTACCGTAAGGGCAGCAGCAGCAACCCGTCCTTGTAAAGCCGTACTCTGTATAACAAGCGCTATGCTCTACGTTAAATTTCTCTTCGTATTCTTTCTTAGTATCGTCTTTGTACCAAAATAAAGGGCGGTAGTAATCTTCTTTATCTTCGTTTATAGAAAAACAATTCTTATAAGCGGTGGCTCTTATTCCGCCCTCTGCCTGCCTCACTCCTATAATTTGTAAGTCGGCGTCGTATTTCTTTACAAGCTGCTTACCTACGTCTTTTTTAGCGTATTTACAACATTTAGAAGATATTTTAAACGTCGGCGGGTTTTTAAGGATAAAAGCTTTTAAGTATTTGTTATAGCCTATATCATATCTTGACGGTGTAGAAAATCCTTTCTCTTTTGTGTATTGATCTGTCCACCACTTAACTGATCCTTTCGCTTTTGGATATTCTTTGGACAACTCTTCGTAGGTTTTGTCTGTAAAATCAAAGCCCTTTTGTTGTAATCTCCCTATATGTTCCGATACATATTTACTTAAAAACGGTTGCCCGTATTCCTTGCACGTAGTCGGTATAGGCTTTATAGCTCTCTCTCGTATAATCTCTATGTTATACTTTTGCTCTAAGTACTCTAAATGGTCTTTAGTAGCTTGGTACTCTAGCCCCGTGTTAAACCATACATATTTTACTTTTTTATTAAGGTCTACACGGTGTATTAAGTCTAGCATTACGTCGCTATCACTTCCGCCCGAAATGCTGCATAGTATCTTTTTATATTTTGGGTTGTTTATAACGCTATTAGCCTTTACAAAACTATCAACTATAAGTATATCGTCGTTTATATCTAGAAACTCCCATAAATACGCCTCGTTTTCGTTCATAAGTTACCCCTTTACTTTAATACGTATAGATGACTTAACGGGGCTTATTTTTACGTAAGTGTCGTATATGTCGGGTAGTTCTTCCCTTAGTGTCTTAGTGTCTAGTGTTTCCCTCTCTGTAGCTGCTACGTATGATATAGTTAGCTCGTCGGTATCTAGTTTAATTATGCCCTTGCTTTCCATTTCCTTAAGGATCTCTTTTTTAAGATCGTCCTCTTTGGCTTTAATCTCTTTAGCCATTTTCTCAAACTCTGCTATATGCTTAGCCGTTGTACCGTCAAGTATAGCAGCCTCTCCGTATAACTTAATTAACTCCATTACCTAGCCCCCTTATATTTGCTTATAAAATCGCTAGCTTGTTTCATGCTCCAAGCTTTTACTACTTCCTCGTCTAACTCTCTGCCCTGCTCTTCGGCTATCTTACGTATAAGCTCTATTTGCTTAGCGCTTGCTTTCTTTTCCTGCTTATCGTTCATGGTGTGGATTGGGCTTTCCTTTTCGGGATCGTCCCCCGTTGCTACCATAAAGGTATTAGCTAGGTAATATTTAAGCGCCCCCGTATAAGCCTTATAGCCTGCCTTGTCGCCTTTGTCTATACCCTCGCCCGTTATAGTCGTCTCTTCATAAAAGCCCGTGTCTATGTCGGTAAGGATAAAGTTAAGCTTTGGCATACGTCCGTTAGCCTGCTTTTCGCTACCCGTAAAAGTGTTATACTCTACCTCATTAAAACTAAGCTCTAAGCCTGCGTTACTAAAAAGCTCCGTAAAGAGTTCTTTATATTGTGCCTCGCTAAAATAGCTATACTTGTCGTAGTCATTTACGCCGCCCTTTTTAAGTACGCCCTTTTCTTTTAAGGCTTTTCTTAAGGCGTTCTTTTTAGCCTGCAAGCGGGCGTTAAGCTCTAACCACTCTTTAGCGTCTAATGTCTCTATAATTCCCATTATTTGCCCCTTTCTAAAAATATAAAATTGTCGTTTTCTTTTAATTACTCGATTCGCCATTACTAAATAAATAGTCGAGTGTGAAAGCGCCGCCCCCTTTAGCTTTAAAAAACTCTTGTATAGCTTTCATATCCTTTTCAGTAACGGCGGTAGCACCTTTAAGCTTGCCGTATAAGTTTTGCGCCGTCATTCCCATATAGTCGGCTAGCATAGCTACCGTTAACCCGCTGCGTGCTAGTTCTGCGTGTATGTTTGGATATAATAGCGTCTTTTTCTGCATTATCTCGCCCCCTTTCCTTATGTCTATCGCGGTTGCGTCGGTTGTTATGTTCCCATTGCGTCCACTTTCCTATAAAGTTAATCGCTTACGCGTTCCCCTTTATGCCTTAAATAATAATACCAATGCTTTAAATTGTCAATATGAAATTTTATTTTTTTAAAATATCAATTTATTAATGCAAAAAGGCTTAGATAATTATAAATCAATATATGAGGACTAAAAAACAAAGCACCAAGGCGGCGTTATATGCTCGTCTAGGTGCTTTTATTATACTTACTTAGGTATTTAGTTTATATTTGCTACGAGGTAAGCGTTATACATTCCACTTAACCCCGATAGGTTAGTATCTGTTATTACTAGCTTTTCGGTGTAGTCGTTAACCTTGGTTAAGGTATAGCTTACTCCCGTTGTTAATGGTGTTATTTCTACGTTACTACCCTGCGTATAGATCCGCAGTAAAAAATCATTTAATATAAAGTTATTAATAGGTCGTGGCACTTCTATAAATAAAGTTATAGTAGTACCGTTAACCCCAGCTAGTATATTATTTTCATAGCTATAACTGCCTAACTTATCCAAGGATATAACGTTATTAGCTATTTTAATACCGTCGCCAGTATATAACTTATCCTGCTTATTATCCTGCAGCGTTTCTATGTTAGTATTAATTGCTTCTATACTTCTATATAAGCTATTAACCTCTATATTAAGATCCGCGGTAGCTTGCTTTATCTGTGTGTTAGTGTTAGCTGATATATTGCTCATAAGCCCATCTAACGACGGTACGAAGTTACCAAACTCTAGACTTACGTATTTATCTGCTATAGCGTCGTACTCATAAGCTATAACTTGGGTAAGTATATTAACTCCTATACGCTTATCTCTTACCTCTATCATATCCCCAATATCTGTTACTTTTTCGGGGTTACCTTTTAACTCATAATTTACTACGGGTATACTATAAGTATTTAAGAAGTTAATAGCCTGCGCCCTTAGATCTGCCTTTAAGGCTCTTATATAACTCTGCTCGTCGGGGTAGTCCTCTTCGTTTATATCTTGGTCGAAAGTTACGGAGCGGGTAAAAGGTATAGTATATTGTATATCAGAGTACAAGTATCTTTCATCTAATAATATACCGTTTTTACCTACGGGCATAACTTTAGTCGTTACTCCGCTCCAATCATAAGAGGCGGTAAGCTCTTTTAAGTTTTTTTTGTACTCTATAGTTATGCCATTATCTACGCCTATATCGGAAAGTATGCTTATATTCCAATTATCGCGGACTAAATGACCGCCCCAACGCTCTAATACTGTTCTTATACACTCCGCTAGCGACGTCCTAACGCACCTATACGAGTTTATGCTAGTTACGTCGCTACTCATTGTAAACGGGCTAGGGTTGTCCGTAGCGTTGTTAAAGTGAGCCAAAGCGGAGTTACAATTAAGGTTAACGGCGTAGCTATCCGCTATTAAATAGTTTTGGCTATCATAGTAGACGTGCCACGCCTTAACCTCTAGTTTATTGCTTTTTTTAGTAACTGTCCGTATCCTAAACGCTTGGTCGCCTCTTGGCGTCGGTACTACCAATATATTATTAGCTTGAATAAACTCGTTATACTCACTACCGCAAGTTAATTCTAAGTAATAGTCGCCATTATCTGAATTTTTAACCTTTGCTTTAATCGCTTGTATAACCGCGTCGCCGTTGGTTTGGTATACCTTATCTGTTGTATTAAAGGCTCTTATCATAGTAAGCCCCCTTTATTTATTCTTAAAAGTTTCCTTTTCTAGCGCCGTTACGCGCTGCTCTATAACGGGTATTTTAATAGCAAAGTCGTTGTGTTGCCTAACCTCTCGCGTAAGCTCTTCTAACTTAGTATCTTGTACGGCGTTATGTTTGTCTAATTCATGTTGTATTTTTTCGTTGCCTGCTCTTGTTGTAAAAATCGTACCTACTAGCCCTATAAGAGCTACGGCTATAGTAGATAATACCGTTATTATAATATCCATTTAAGCCCCCTATGCCGTTCTAACCCATACATTAACCGCTAAGTACGGCGGTAAGGTATTTTGACTTGTACCCGTAAAGCTATGGCTATGAGCTTGTCCGCCACCTTGCGCGCCAGTTTCTCTATATGCCAATTCTACAGTGCCTGTATTATTATTTACCAAGCCGCCTTGTGCGGTTTGTTTATACTCAAAACCATAGTCGTGTGTATGGCTCGGGATCTCGTCAACCGTTAAAGTGTGGTCTCCTACCGTTCCGCTTGGCGTGTGCGTAGCACTTCCGCCCGTTTCTCCGTTGTTATAGGTATCTCCGCAGGCAAGTAAAAACTTGTCTTTGATCTGCTCCCAAGTGCCACCAAATACGGCGGACGGGTTAACATTATTTACGCTCATGTATATACTACCTACTGGGTATATACTAAGCCAATTATTATTAACCGCCTCACGTACCGCGTGTATACTTGGAGCGTTAGTTCTGTCGTTAGTCTGTGCGTTTAAATCGTCTACTACTCTAGCTATAGTTGTTAGCGGTGTAGCTGCTACTTTTTTTAACCATTTCATAAGTTAACCCCCTTTATTCGTTGATATTTTTACTATATAAACAGCTCCCCGCTATTATAAGGTCAGATGTAAAGCCCGTTACATAATTATTTGCCTTATCAATACTTGCCGAATCGTTAATACCCCATACTTCTAATGGTATCTTTGCCGCGATACACTTATTAACGCCCTCGTCTGTAATATTTGAGTAATACGCGTCTATAAATACCTCGTTTTCGTCAGTTTGCAAAGACGTTGCTATAGTTATATTGGCGTCTGTAATATCTGTCGATATGAGATATCCTATTCTTGCTTTATGGTCATAATTTTTTATAGCGTTTAAATAATCTTTAACAAAGCTTATCCAAGTAACCTTACCGCTCATTCCATTAGCTAGTACTATGTCTATTAAGTTCTCAATTTCGGCTTGTGAATCACCTAATTTTAATTCTATATAAGGGTGTAAACAAATATTTTTACACAATACCAAAAACTCTGTAAAAGTAGGTATTTTTATTCCTGCAAATTTTTCACCCTTATAAATTCCAAAATCATAAGTCAAAGCCTCTTCGTAGGTTATATTGGATATATTAATAGTATTTTCTAATTCTGTTCCGTCTGCATTTCTTGCCGTTCTGTTTATTGTTTCATCGTGCAAGCAAACAACTACATTGTCAGCAGTTGTTCGAAGATCTGTTTCTACATAGTCAAAGCCCTTTTTCTTCGATAGTCTATAAGCTGGGAGTGTATTTTCGGGTGCGGTTACATAACCTCTATGATTAACCGACTTTATATTTTTGTTTATGTTTGCGCTTAAAAAGCCCATAGGCACGCCGTCAATATAAAACGGGCAAGACATAGACGCTTGCGCATTAGTATAATCGCTTAGTGAAAGTCTAATAGAGCAAATTAGTATTAAATTACTATTAAAAGGTTTTTTATAGTCAAATCTTTTTACCTCAAAATTTGAAGTAATAATATTATAATATATTTTAATCGCCGTCGTTTCCATAGTTGAAAAATCTACTACTACGTCGCCACTACCGCATATTTGAATGTATCTATCTTTAAGCAATAATAAAGCGTCTTGATGTATAGTTAAAGTTTTATTAACCGTATCTATTTCGGGGTAGCCCGTAAAGCGTGACGGTATGATAACGCCTAAAGTTTCATTAGTTTTATAATAAGCGTTTGTTAAACCCTCTATAGTTGGTGCTTTGTCACTAAAAAACTTTGCTTTAATACTTCCAAAAGTTCTATAAGTAAAAGCTATATATGCGGCATTTTCGTTATTTATTTTTCTTGCGCCATTAGTTATTTTTGACGCTGCGTTAAGTCTAGTTACTCTACCTAAATAGTCTCCGTTTGCGTCATAATAAGCAATAGCTAACCAATGGTCTTGATTTTCTTCTGTTTCTAAATAATAGTCTATAGTTTCATTATGATAAGGTATTAAGTTAGAGTAAACCTCTTGATTTGTCGACGACGCAACCGCTATACTGCCGTCTACGTGGATAATCCCGCTATTAAGTGCTAGTATTATCTCCCCCACAGCTTGTGAGCTTTCCTCTATTTTGTCAATTCTTGTATGTGCTTTTTTTTCAAGTACAAATAAACTAGCTAGTGCGTCTTTTGATGTCTGCTCTGTGTCTGTTCTATTTGCAATAAGCACACAATAATAACCTTCTTGATTAACGGTAAAGTCTGAAGTGCTCCAACCTTGATAGTAATAAGTACCGTCTGAAGTTCTCCAACCTAAATAGTATCTTGCGTCAGTATAGTCTTTTAACTTAATAATATCGCCTACATTTGCTTTAATTCCTAGCGCGTTTTTAGTGCGCACTCTAGTAGTAGAGTCGGTATAAACCCACCTGTTATTTGTAATTGATATATTCCCTAACTCGAAAATATCTAAATTATTTTCTATACAAACGCCTAAATTATCGTCTATTTGGTTAACTTGCTCTCTTACCGCGTCGCCTGCGCTTGGATACGTTACGCCGTCCGCTCCTACTCTTATGTCGGTTAGTTCTGCGTCTGCGGTTGTGCTACCGTCGGGTAAAGCTATAATATTATCTATTCTAGCGTTAGTTGTTGCTATATCCTGCGTATTTTCTGATACTTGCCCGCTTAACTCGTCCCAAGCGTCTACTATTTCCTCTATTACTTCGGGGGTTTCTATCTCTTCGTAGCCCTCGGGTACGTCGTCGCCTGCATAAGCTATAATACCGTTACTTGGTATAGTCTCGCTTTCGCCTGCGTCCCCTCTTTCGCCCTTTGCGCCTCTCATTAAGTTAGTTTTAAAAATAATATTGTTGCTCATGTTATACCCCTTTCCTAGTCTGCTACGTCCCATAATAGCGTAAGACGTCCGCGCATAAGTGTTATAACGTTATTAGTGTCTTTTATCTGCAAGTCGTAATAGTACCTATTTAAGTCTAAAGTCTTGGTGTAATTAGGTGCTAAAGTTACCGAAAAAGTAGCCGTATCTTTAGCCGTGTCGTAGTCCTCTAACTCTATACCGTAACCGCTAGTTATTTCTATTAAGCTAGCGTCGTCGTAGTGTTCGGCTACGACAAAAGTTACTATTAGATCCTCGTAAGCGCTGCGACTTTCTAGCCCTCCAAGTTGAAAGCTAAACGCTAAAGTATCGCCCCTTACCATGTCTATATTTTTATCTATCGCGTTAATAAAATCTTGTCTATTTACCATTTTAAGCCCCCTTATATCCACCTACTATACTTATCTATAGTTACGCTTTTAAACGTTCCCGTTATACGCAGGCTATTAACTCCCGTAAGTAGCTTAAAGTTATCATAGTCGCCCGTTACTTGGCGGTTTAAGTAGTTGCCCTCGCCGTCCGTAGCGTTAAAGTCGTCTATTATGATCGTTTCGCCCGCTGCGCTTAGTTCTATACTAAATATTTGCGTATCACCTATATAAACGGTTATAGTATTAGATCCCGTTATAGTAAGCTTTGGTCTACTGTATATATTGCCCGTATTCCTTACGGTTATAGTTTTAGTAGTTGCTCCGCTTGTATTATTAAATATTAAAGGCGGCTCGTCTATTGAATATTTAAACGGTTGTACGTGTAGGTTAATATTAGCGGTTTTAAACCTTATAAG